CACTGCACCTAAAGAAACAATCGATGTCTCTGGTGCAGGAGATACATTCATCTCAGCATTCACAATAAAATATTTACAAACAAATTCTATAGAGGAGTCCATTATCTTCGCAAATGATATGTGTTCCGTTGTAGTATCAAAAAGAGGAGTAACAACACCATGACATATAAAACAAATGTATGCGTTACAGGCGCAAATGGATTTATTGGTTCTAACTTAGCGTCTTCATTATGCGAAATGGATATAAACGTATTAGAAGTTGGAGAAGATTTCTTTGATATGTGGAAAAGAGACATGTGGTTCTATAAACTACATGAATTATTCACTGATAATTGGATATCTACTCTATATCATGTTGGTGCATGCAGTGATACTTTAAATCATGATGTAAACTACATGATGAAGATCAATTATGAAGCGACTAAAGTATTGGTTGATGTGTGTAAACAATTAAACATAAAAATAATATACTCATCGTCTGCCTCTATCTATGGATCAAAGAATTCTGAAGGTCTACCATTGAATTTGTATGCATGGTCGAAGAGAATTGCTGAAGATTATGTAATTACGAATGGTGGTGTGGCATTAAGATATTTTAATGTGTATGGACCAGGTGAAAGTCACAAAGGTCGTATGGCTTCAGTAGCCTATCAACTATCACAACAATACAAAGACGGTAAAGAGATAAAGTTATTTCCTAATAAACCAACTCGTGATTTTGTGTATATAAAAGACGTGGTAGACGCTAATCTATACGCAAATCGATATTATTATGATGAAAATTTAGGTGGCGTTGCGTATGATGTAGGTGCATGCGATAGTAGATCATTCGAAGATGTATTACAACTCTTAGATATAGAGAACTACTCATATCATCCAGAGTCCATGATACCTGAAGGATATCAATTCTATACTAAGGCAGATAAGACAATGTTACTACGTAATTGGCTACCAAAATATCCATTAGAATTAGGTATGTCAGAATACAAAAAATATTTACAAAAAAAATGAGATATTTATTATAGAAATATTTATAAAACAAATCACAATTTATGATCACAGTTTTAGTTGTTGCAGCTGCGTTAGTTTTAGCAGCATTAGTTGTAATTAAGAGAAAATCAAAGGTAAATGAACTAACGCCTTCAGATTTGGTTAACGAAGAAGTAGAAACAGTTTCAGAAATGGATGCTCCTGCACCGATTGAGTTAGTTGCAAGCATTCAAGAACAGGAATTAAGGACAACTGCTGTTGAGTCTTCAAAATCTAAAAAGGCTCCAAAAGTAAAAGACGCAGTTAAAAAAGAAAAACCTGCTTCTGCACCTAAACAAGAAAAAAGGACTGTAGAATTGAAAAAAGCAGCTAAATAATTTATATATGAGCAATAAAATAAGCGAAAAGCATTTTTCTAGGTTACAAGATATCAAAAACGAAGCAGTAGAAATTGCGTCTACCTTAGGAGAATTAGAGTATCAAAAGATCTCAACAGAACTCAAAATAGAAGAACAAAAAGAGAGGATAAGGATACTAAAAGGCAAAGAAGCAAAGTTGTTTGAAGAATTAACAAAAATCCATGGAAACGTGGTAATTAATATTGAAACAGGTGCATTTACTTCTCAAGAAGAAGAAGAATCCACTCAGTAATACAGTTGCGATATTTATAAGAAAGTAAAAACCTAATAAATGGCAGCAGAATCAGTAATCTCTCCAGGCGTATTCATGCAAGAGAACGACCAGTCTCTTATTACGCAAGGACCTATAGAAGTAGGAGCAGCTATAATTGGCCCAACCGTTATTGGACCAGTTAATAATCCTACAGTAGTAACATCATACTCTGACTATAAATCTAAGTTTGGAGGAGCATTCATATCAGGAGGATCTTCTTATGAGTACTTGACCAGCATAGCAGCATTAAATTATTTTGAACAAGGAGGTGATAGTCTTGTAGTGGTAAGAGTAGCTTCAGGCGCTTATACGCCTGCTACCGCCAGTATTCCTTCAATTTCATTTGGAAATACTATAGCGTCTTTCGAACTCGAGACCCTAAGCGTAGGAGAAATAATGAATAACTCAGAAGCTGGAGCCCTTATTCAAGGCGGTCTAACATCTGGTTCTTCTGCAAACGTTCGTTGGGAAATCGCAAACGTAGATACTTCATCTGGTATATTTAGTTTGAATATTCGCTCAGGTGATGATGTAAATAATAACAGATCTGTACTAGAAACATGGACTGCTCTATCTCTTGATCCAAACCAAAGTAATTTCATATCATACGTAATAGGCGATCAAAAGATGAATCCTCAATTGGAAATGGGAGGAGCATGTGCTGGTAATTATTATATGCAATGGTCTGGATCTTATGCTAATAAGAGTAGGTATGTAAGAGTTAAGAGTGTAAACTTAGCCACTCCTAATTTCTTCAATAATATAGGACAACCTGCATCTGCTACATATCAAGGTTCTTTACCACAATTGGGATCAGGATCATTGAATGGTGGATTTAACGGAGCTGAAGGCGCAATGTTTGGTGGAGCTCAAGCTGGAGGAGTAGCAAACTATCCTTTGAATATGTTTGAAGCAATATCTGTTATACCTTCTTCACATACTCTAACTGGAAATACCCAAGGATTAGCCGGAACTGATTATGATTTGGCTATAAATCTTTTGCAAAACAAAGATGCATATGATTTCAATGTAATTTATGCTCCTGGAATTAATTCTCAAAACGCTCCAGATCAAATAAACAGTATATTATATCTTTCTCAAGAAAGAGGAGATTGTATCGCAGTAGTAGATATGACTGGATACGGTCAATCAGTTGGAACTGTAAATAACTTGGCTTCTCAGTACGATAACAGCTATGCTGCTACATATTGGCCATGGTTACAAGTAAGATCAAAAGAAACTGGTCGATTAAACTTTGTGCCAGCATCTACGCTTGTTCCAGCAGTATATGAATATAATGATAAAGTATCTGCAGAATGGTTTGCTCCAGCAGGTTTAAATAGAGGTAACATAAGTGTTGCTCTTCAACCTGAACGTAGACTTTCTCAGTGTGATAGAGATGCATTGTATAATGGCAAAATTAATCCTATTGCATCATTCTCAGGTGTAGGAACGGTTATTTATGGACAAAAGACGCTACAATCTAGAGCAACTGCACTTGATCGTGTAAATGTTCGTAGGCTGTTGATTGCTCTTAAAGCCTATATTGGTCAAATCGGTGAACAACTTGTATTCGAACCAAATACTCAAGTTACTCGTAATAAATTCCTAAATCAGGTTAATCCTTATTTGGAATACGTTCAGCAACGTCAAGGTCTTTATGCTTTCCAAGTTGTAATGGACGAAACGAATAATACTCCTGATGTGATTGATCGTAATCAACTTGTTGGTTCAATATATCTACAACCAACTAGAACTGCAGAATTTATTACACTAGATTTCAACATATTACCAACTGGTGCAACATTCGGATAACGAATAAAAAATAATTAAAATGAACAAAAATACAAAAATTAGGATTAAGGTTCCAAAATCTCTTTACGAATCAATCCAACAACAGATTAAAAAAGAAAGCGTAAAGACTCAAGAATCAGGCCAATATTATGGTGATCGTGCTATGAAAGGCGGTATTCAAATGGAAAACGAAGAGCCACTGAATGAAGATTTAGCAAATACTCTTTGGGATCTTGCTAGAGACTTTGGACCTGAAGCAATAATGGCAGGTATTACAGCGTTAGGTGCTAAATTAGGTTTTGAGCTTCAAAAAAGATCAGACTCAGGAGTAGGTAACCGTTCGCTTGATAAAACCATGGGTAAGGGAATAGAAGGCAACAGATTTGAAAAACCTTCCACTATGGGTGAGAAAAAATCTCATGGTGAAGAAGAAGAAGGAGTAGTAAAAGAGTTCTCTATGGAGCAGCTTAGCGAAGCAGTAAAAAAGGCTAAAGCCAAAAAGGCTGCAGCAGCTAAAGAAAAGGAAAAAGCCGCTGCAGCTAAAGAAAAGGAAAAAGCCGCTGCAAAGAAAGAAAAAGAAAAAGAGGCCGCAAAGAAAAAATAAGTTTTCGATATTTATAGTAAATAAATAGAAATAACAATGCCAACGCTCGATCCAAATGAGATAATGTTTACATCATTTGAACCTATGGTAAAAAATAGGTTTATATTCTATGTAGATGGTATCCCAGCATACATGATTAAAAAGGCTGATGCCCCTGGTATAGAACTAAATGAGATAAAACTCGATCATATCAACGTATATAGAAAAATTAAAGGAAAGGCTGAATGGAGGAACATGAATCTCTCTCTATATAGTCCAATTTCTCCATCGGGTCAACAAGCCGTAATGGAATGGGTTCGTCTATCTCACGAATCTATTACAGGTCGCGATGGTTATTCTGATTTCTATAAGAAAGATTGTACTATAAATGTATTAGGACCAGTGGGTGATATCGTATCAGAGTGGATCTTAAAAGGCGCTTTCGTAAAGAATGCCACATTTGGAGACTATGATTGGTCATCTAGTGAAGTAAACGAAATTACAATAGAATTGGCTCTTGATTATTGTATCCTCAATTATTAAGCTACTAC